TAGTATCGCCAGTAGTATTGACGTATCTCGTATCGGCTGCTGCTTGGTTGAGTGCATCACCAACGCTGAACGTATTGTATGCAACAACTTCTATCTCATCACCTGCTGCTGCACCTGATGTAAGTGTTACTGCTGATCCGTTGCTTGTGTAGTCTACTGTTTCATCCAAGAGCAAGCCATTCATAAATACCTGCACAAATCCCTGTGTGTGGGATATGCTAAAGGCTGTCTGTCCTGCAGTAGCTGTAAACGTAGTACTGCTGTAATTGCCAGAACCTATGAGGTTAGCTACATCTCTTGCTCTTGTCATTAGAGTTGACTTTCCTTTAAGTGTTTATCAAAAGCTGCTTTAACATCACTAGTGTGAACTTGTGCAGCAATGCCTTGTACATCTGCGCTTTCTTTAGCTAAATCATCTGCGCTTATGTCAGGCGATACAACATGACGATGAAATGAACGACTAATCTCAACACCGTCTTTCTTAATAATGGTAGCTGTTCGCACTTGAATGTGCTTGAACTCACCAACTATCTCTATTTTGTCTTGTACTGTTTCTTCTGTTAATGCCATTGTTTATCTCCTTTATGGCTGTGGACTGACTACCCAATCTCCGACTGGGGTATTAGTTTGCTATGTATGTTAGTGTTACAAAGTAATAACTAGTAGTGCTGCTTAAAACATCGTGACTAGCATTACCGCTAGACTGACTTTTAAGGAGAACTTGAGTTCCTGCTGGATGTGCCTCACAGAAAAGAGAGTTCCCAGTATAGGTTGCACTATAAGCCCTCAATGAACCTGCTACATAATCTTTTGATTGAAAAGGCAATGCAATTTGAGTAGCACCAGAACAACCACTAATACCTGTTAAAGTAAATTCTATTTGAAAGTGAACTAAATTACCAATTTTTGTATAATAATAAGTTTTATCGCCAGCAGTTGTTATTGTGCCACCACCAGAGCCAGTAATACTTGCATTCCCAGAGCCATGTTCATAATCGGTTAAGTAATTAGCCGCAACAGTGCCGCCAATGTAAACACCGCCAGATAGGTAGAGGTCTTTAAAGCGTACAGATGAACCACCCAAACTAACAGCGTCATCTCTTGAGCTACCTAAAGAGTTTGATGCGTACATCATATTGTTAGTACCATCAAAGCGTAACCCTGCGCCTGATCCAGTAGAGGAACCAACGACAAAATCGTTACCAATATTAGAAATTTGTCCTACTGTGCTGCCATCTTTTTGCACGTCTATAATTGAGCCAACCGCACCAGAACGATCTACAGTTAAAGGTGTCGCTGCGCTATCATCAACAGTCAAACCGTTAGAAGCAGTAACAGCACCAGCAAATGTACCACCAGTACCAGCAGGTACATAGTCACTGTCGGGTATGTTAGTCTCAAAGGATACAACATTAACAACGTCATTCAGATTAGCTGCAGATGCTAGTGTGACTGTACCAGTACCAGTTGTGGTGAAGTCACTGTCATCCATGAGGATACCGTTGACGTATACCTCTATCTGTCCAACAGTAAAGGCTAATACTTTACCGTCATCATCAGCACCAGTAAACGCTGTCTGACCCTGCGAAGCAGTGTAGTCAAACTTAGTTCTGCCAAATGATCTTATGTCTTTAGGTTCAGTGCCGATGTATGACATTGATATTCCTTACTCTGGTTTTGTAGGCCAGGTTACATCATCTAATGACGTTGCGCTTTTGGTTATGTCACGCAAGTCAGTTCTATACTTTTTCTGTGCATCAGTCATAGTCAGGTCACTAGAAGCCCACCAATCTGTTTCAATTAATCGTCTGTTACGCTCTGCACGTAGTAACCTCATGGGTTCTGCTGCTACAAGGGCATCCTTCTTAGCCTTGACTGCTTCCCACGTTGTACCGAAGTCGTTAGGATCTGAGCTTTCTATGGCAGAGCCGTTAGAGTCTGCGCCCATGACCTTGCGGAACATAGTCTCGAACTCTTTTTTAGTTGTTGGCTCTCCACGTAACACCCATTCTTTTACGCCTAGTTCGTTTAGTGCTGTTGCTATATCTGTCATTTGTTTATCCTACTAAATATCCCCAAAAATAAGCTCTTAGGTCAATATTAAAACTTGTATCATTAGATACATAATAATCAACTTTTACTGTTTCACTAGCAGTAAGCTTGTAAAGAGTGTCATTTCCTATAGTTTCATAGTTAGTAGATTGACCATCTCCAACAATATCATATGCACCCAAACTAGAGTTAGCATCATTATTTTTAGTTATCCTTACTACTATATAACTAGAACTTACGTTATTAAACCTATTCGATGTTCCTATATGATATACACCTGTTACTGGAATTGTTATAACTCCAGAACTTGCTGTAACACCGCCTTGTAAAAATAAATCTCTATCGGCATCATCAGTTACATCATAATTTATAACTGTTGTAGTTGCGTTTACACCAGTTAAGGATGCACTCCTACCAATTCGCCAAGCTGGTTTTGTTGGTTGTAAAACCCTACCAGCACTATCTATGGTTAACCCCGTAGTACCACTGCTGTTCTGTATCGTATCAACTTTAAGGATAGAACTCATGGGGCTATCTCCTCAACTATAAGTGCAGACTGATACATTCCACCTTGATTAAATCTATATGCAATAGTTACAGAGCCATATTTTTTGCTCTGCAATTTTATTGTTCTTGAGTTAGTATTGCCTGAAGCGACTGTTGCAAACTTACTTGCTCTTGTGAAATTATTAGGGTTTGTTCCCCCGCCTGAAGGAACGTCACTTTGCCAGTAGTTTTCATAATTAGCTTGTGTGCTAATCTCAGTTCCATCGTGAAGTATTCTTACAGAACCACCTGCATAATTTCCAGAAGTGCCACCACCGCTTGCGTATGCGTTAACGTGATAATGTACAGTAACGTGCAAAGTGCTTGTTGATAATTTTGGTGTAAAATCTATGGTTCCGCTATTAATATCTGCATAAGTCTCAGTTGAATTGTCAGTCACAGTAGTCCACATTTGAACTTTTCTTTGAATAACATGACCTGGAATAGCCACCCCATTACCAGAGGTCTTTTCGTTTATGGTGTCTACCTTTAGGATGCTCATGCTGCTATCTCCATAAGTGTAATTGTCGATATACAAGAGTTAGCATTTATGTACGCATTACCACTACCTGTGCCTCTTCTCATTTGAACTTTGTAAACAGTTGCAGAAGTAGTTGAAGGGCTATCTAAATAGCTAGTATTTGGGTGTTGTGACATATAAGTTCTTGTATAACCTACATACTTAGCCCACTCAGATAAGTCTGTTGAACCTCTAAGCAGTTTAAGAAAAACTCCAGAAGAAGCGACTGCGTTTTCAACGCCCATTATACTTACATTAACTAAAATCTTACTGGTAGCAAACTTAGGAGTAATAGTAGCCGTTACCCCTGTGTCTGCATACGTTGCCGTTGCATTAGTAACACCAGTGGTTAACGAACCGTTTACAACTTGAATAACATGACCAACCGCATGAAGCTCCTGACCAGACGGTACGATAATCTTGTTGGCATTGCTGCCACTGCTCAGTCCTTTTAGATTTTCTACATGTAAAGTACTCATATGATTGTCAAGTTCCCATTAACTGTAAGCGTTACACCAGATGTTACAGAAAGAGGTCCGTTACAACTAGCATTCTCTGTGCTTGCTATGGTTACGTTATTTGACAGTGTTTGATCATTAGTCTGAAACAATGCCAGTTTAGTTTTATGTTGTTCGCTATCAAACAGCGTAGCTCTTATACTAGCTGCAAATGTACCACCACCTGAAAGTGTGGGTGCATCTGCTACGCTGAATATGTTGTGAGATATAATAGTTATCTCATCGTCTAGCGCAGCAGCAACGTCTAACACAACTGTAGTTCCTGTGGTAGCTGTGTAGTCAGCAGGTTGCAACAGTATTCCGTTTTGATATACGTCTACGTTTCCAATAGAGTATACAGCATTAAATGAGGTTTGTCCAGCAGTAGCTGTATATGTTTGCGCTCTTCTTGTACCTTCAGTTAGAGATTGTCCTATATAGGCCATGTGTTTATCCTATGTTATTGGTGGGGCAACCCACTCAAAATAAATAACTGTGTCGTATTCATTAGACCCACCTCTTAGTGTGCTAGTTGCTGCAGCCTGTGTTCCTAACTGAATTTTATCAGCAGCATTAGTAAAATTGTAATACCTAATTCTATGAGCCGTATGATAAGTTGCATCACTACCAACAATCCCAATATGGTCATATATGTCACCGCCAACAGCCGAACCACCACTAGGAGTAAACAGCAACCTTAAATCTATCCACCTTGAATTATTTGGGTTAGCATTTTGCAAATGCAATTCTACAGTTACTTTGTAAACACCTAATTTAGTAGTAGTAAAATTGCCACTACTATGGCTAAACTCAGTACCTACGTTTGGAAATCCAAAATAAGTAGAGTTCATTTTTGTCCAATTAGTAACATAAGTAAAACTGCCAGTGCTGATAGTAAAAGTAGTATTTAAATAAAAACCAGTAATATGATTACTACTTGGCAGATTTACATGACCACCATTATCTATAGTTAACCCAGTAGTACCACTAGTATTTTTAATAGTATCAACTTCAAAAGTAGGCAAACCATCTGTTGCTATAGTTGCTAAATCGTGTGACTTACCCATTAGGTAATCTCCAATATACTCATCATTACGTCACAAGAGGAGGCTGCACTTGATGTCACTTTAATGCTATCGCCTGTTTGTAAAACGACCTTTTGATCACCTCCCACGACAACAAGTGAGCCTCCGCTAGGTACGGTAGCTGTCTTAACTAAGAACGTATCATTAGATCCATCGTTGTGTGTTACGTCAACTGTGATAGCTGCAGTAGTTCTGTTAGCACAAGACAAACCAATAACGGTTGTGGCTGTGCTTGCACCCACTGTGTAG